GTTTCGGAATTTCAACTACTAGAGAGGCCGGCAGTACAAAGTACGATCAAAGTGTTCCCGATTATCATAAATTATTATTTGCTGATTTTCCTGATGATCCTACCAGTTATAATGTTCGTGCGGCCTCGCAGCTTTCTGGTGCAGTAGCCTGGGGATATGTCTTTTCATTGGACGATATTGGAACTTCGTCTGTCGGAGTATATCATTATGTATCTGGTGCTAGAAAAGCAGGCACTAGCATAGCTAGCTATACCACTGTCCTTAATGCTGGATATGACAGCTTTACTGCACCGTTCTGGGGCGGCTTTGATGGTCTAGATATCAAACTTCCAGATCCCCTCTATAACGGTGGAATGACAGCTGGTTCTTCAACAGAACTCAATAGTGCTACTTTTAATACTTATAAACAGGCAATCGATACAGTGTCCGATCCAGAAGCGGTTGACATGAACTTATTGGTTGTGCCTGGTTTGACTTTTGATTCGCTTACCGGCCACATGGTTGATGTTTGTGAAGAACGAGCAGATTCATTAGCACTAATTGACTTAGCTAACGTTTATATTCCTTCTCACGAAGCATATTATTCTGACCCGGCTAGTAGAATTGGAACAACCCCGACCAATGCGGCAAACAACCTTAGAGATAGGCGTATTGATTCAAGTTATGGATGTACTTTTTATCCATGGGTTCAAACTAGAGATGATTCTACTGGTCGTTTAGTTTGGTTACCGCCATCTGTAGCCATGATGGGGGTCTTGGCATCTTCTGAAGCAAAAACAGAAATTTGGTTTGCCCCCGCTGGCTTTAATAGAGGTGGCCTTACCGAGGGAGCAGCCGGAATTCCTGTCACGGCCGTAACTGAGAAACTGACTTCAAAGAGCAGAGACACGCTTTATGAGTCAAACATCAATCCAATTGCTTCGTTCCCGTCTACTGGAATAGTTGTTTTCGGACAAAAAACTTTACAGGAACGTCAATCGGCTCTTGATAGAATTAATGTGAGAAGGTTGGTAATTTACTTGAAGAAGCAAATTTCTATTCTTTCTACTCAGATTCTATTTGAGCAGAACGTTCAGGCAACCTGGAATAGGTTTAAATCACTTATTGAGCCTTTCCTTACGAATGTTAAGACGAGATTTGGTATTACCGACTATCGATTAATTCTTGATGAGTCTACTACGACGCCAGATCTTATCGATCAAAACATTCTTTATGCTAAGATTATGATTAAACCCGCAAGAGCAATCGAATTCATCGCAATTGACTTCGTAATCATGTCAACGGGTGCATCATTCGATGATTAAAAAGGATGGGGGATTTTTCCCCCACCACACTAATTAAAAATAGATTATAGGAGTCCCTAAAAATGGCATTTTGGTCAACAAACTTTGGTGAAGATACAACGCTCAAGGATCCGAAAAGAAAGTTTCGGTTTACAGTAGAATTTCAAGGAATTCAGGCAGCACAGGGCGGTGCTATGCTTTGGTATGCAAAAACCGCAGCTAAGCCTAGTTTTCAGGTAGCAGAGGCAACACACAAGTTTCTCAATCATACTTTTTATTATCCTGGGTCAGTAACTTGGCAGGATATCTCTATAACGCTGGTTGATCCAGTTGATCCAGATATGGCTGCAACTCTTTCTGATATTGTGGTACAATCAGGTTATACTCCACCTACTGACTCTACTTCGTTATCTACGATGTCGAAGGCCAAGGCAGCTGGCGCTTTAGGAACAGTTATTATCACTCAGATCGATTCAGATGGAAACCCGCTTGAAACTTGGACTCTTTGGAACTCTTGGATTAAAGAAGTTAAATATGGCGATTTGGGATATGATGGCGATGATCTTACCGAAATGACGGTAGCTCTTAAATATGACTGGGCGAGAGTTGAGACTGCAGGCGCTTCAGTGGCAGTGGCCGGCGCTGGTGGTTCAGAGTTCTTCGGAGTATAATATTACAATTATAAGAGAGGTGTATATTGTCAAGAAATAAAGAACGTCTAGGAGGCGTTCAACAACAGGACACTAACCCGCCGCCGCAAATGACACAAGCAAAGGCAGAATCGGGTGGTTTTTCTTTTGTTGTTCCAACAGAATTTGTAGAGCTTCCTTCGGGTGGCTCGTTGTATCCAGAAGGGCACCCCCTTCACGGTGAGGATACAATAGAGATTCGTCAGATGACGGCCAAAGAAGAAGATATTCTAACATCTAGAACTCTTCTGAAGAAGGGGGTTGCGCTAGATCGAATTTTAGATAATTTGATTGTTGATAAACGCATTAATTCTGATTCTTTACTTGTTGGTGATCGAAATGCAATTATTATTGCCATTAGAGTTTCGGGCTACGGAAACGAATACGATACAAAAGTAACATGTCCTAGCTGTACGTCCGCCCAAACGTTTAGTTTTGATCTTAATGAGGCTCAAATCTATCATGGCGAGACAGAAAAAGAAGGCTGGGAGATTACTGATAATGGAAATGGAACATTTGATCTGGCCCTCCCTAAGACTCAGATAACTGTAACGTTTCGACTTTTAACAGGAAGAGATGAAAAAGCACTATTCAGTGGTATGGAACAAGATCGCAAGCGTAAAACCCACGAACAAACGGTTACGCGACAATTAGTTAACACGATTGTTGCGGTAAATGGGGATTCTTCTGCAGAGGCGATTAATTATTTAATTAATAATATTCCATCATTAGACTCTAGGCATATTAGACTTGCTTATCGGTTTGTTGCTCCTAATATTGATTTGACTCAACATTTTGAATGCAGCGAGTGTGATTATGCGCAAGATATGGAGATCCCGCTCAGCGCGGACTTTTTTTGGCCTGACCGGTGAGTATATGGAGAGCGTGTATGAGCAGTTCTTCTTCTTAAAATATTCAGGAGGATGGAGCTTCTCAGAAGCTTATAATTTACCGGTTGGTTTAAGAAAGTGGTTTGTTGAGAGACTAATAAAACAACTACAAGCAGAAAAAGAGGCAATTGAAAGTGCCTCCGGAGGTGGTAGCGGTGGTGCCCAAACATTAACTGCTCACAATCAACCGAAAATGCCACCACAATTAGGCAAGACGAGAAGACAGGGTTAGACCTGTCTTTTTTTATAGCAAACTATTTACCTTAGTAACAATATAAGAGGAATTTATTGTGGCCCTCACTCCAGCAGAATTAACGGCTTTAGAAAGAGAATTAGATTTATTAAGTAAAGTTGAAACCAAAAAAACAGCACTCAACAAGTTGGACGGCGAAGCAATCCAGCAGCTTAAAGATCTTGGTAGGCTCACCGGCGAGAACAAGAGTGCTTTACAGGCTCTTATAGCCGAGCGGGAACGCGATATTGCCGTGGCAGAAAGACATGTGGATATTCTTAAAGGGCAGCAGACCACAGAAGCCGGCGCCCACGCAAAACGCATTGATCAAGCGGTAGAGGTAATTGAAGCTCAAAAAGATATATTGCGCGCAAAAATAGCATTGGCCAAAGATCCAGCTGCGGTCGAGGCAATTAATGCCGAAATGAGAGATCATGATAAACGTCAACAAAAACTCATTGACTCTAAGAGCGCCGCAGAGGAACTAGGCCAAGCTTTTTTAAGCACTTTTAGCATGGACTATAGTGTTGATTTTGTTGGTACTATGAAAAAAATAGGCGATGCATTACACAATACCAACTCTAAAGCTCTATTACTTCAGAATGCCATGCTGGGCATGGCCACTTCCGCTATCAACAACGTGGCCGGCCTTATTAAGGCCCTTTATAACGCCGAAAATGAGTTTCGAAAAGCTACTGGTGCTTCGGTTGAATTTGCTAGTAGTATTAGAGATGTATATAAGGATACACGTCTCACGGGCGCTACTATAGAAGATGCTTCCGCCGCAATGGTTTCTCTGCATGGAACCTATACCGACTTTACAATGCAGAGCAAGGCTATGCGAGAAGAGCTATCTGAAACTTCTGTTGTTTTAGGACGCCTGGGAGTGAGTCACGAAGATTTTGCTAAGGGCGTTCAAATGTCTACAAAAGCTTTCGGTGTGTCCGCTAGTATGGCTGATGATACGATGCGAGAGTTGACTGCACACGCAAGGGATTTGGGTATTGCTCCTCAGAAAATGATGCAAGATTTTGCTGGAGCAGGAAGCACATTGGCCAAATTTGGGGATCAAGGCGTAAAAGCATTTAAAGATATGCAGTATGCTAGTAAGATCACCGGTATGGAGATGGATAAAATTCTAAGCATCGCTAATAAGTTTGATACTTTTGAAGATGCGGCCGGCATGGCAGGCAAATTGAACGCAGCGCTGGGTGGAAACTTTGTTAACGCCATGGATATGATGATGGAAACGGATCCTGCCGAAAGATTTAATATGATTCGGGATTCTATTCTCGACGCTGGTTTAACATTTGATGATATGAGTTATTATCAGAAACAATTTTATACAGAGTCTCTAGGACTTTCTGATGTTGGCGATTTGGCGATGATGCTCTCAGGCAATATGGATGGACTAGCCGGCGATATAGGCAAGACCAGTAAAGAATTGGTAGCAATGAAAGAACAAGCTGCAGCAGTTCAAAAATTATCGGATCAATGGAATGCAGTGCTAGCGGAATCAGTAGTTATTATGGCGCCTCTTATTGATGGCTTGAGGTTCTTTATAGGACTTATGATTGAATATCCAGAGGCAGTTCAGGCTGCAATTTACACTACTATTGTTTGGACAACATACACAAAGTGGGCAACTATTGCTGAAACCGCTCGTGGGATAGCAACAGCATTTACTACTAAAAAGTTTTGGCTGTTCGCGCTCGCGGCATCTGCACTAGCATATATTCTATTTAAAGCAAGATCTTCGCCTACGTTTTTTGAAGGCATTGGGCTGATGGCAATTGGATTTATTGGCTTGGGCGTTGCGGTTAGGCTGGCGGGCAATGCAATGAGAGGCTCCACTGGTCCTATTCTAGCTGTTGGCGGAGCAATGCTTATGGTTGGCGGCGGAGTTGCCTTAGCTTCGTTAGGTTTGTCTGAGTTGGCTGCAAGTTTCGCCGGTTTGGGAGATGCTGCAGTCCCAGCAGCCGTTGCTATCGGCATATTTACATTAGCGTTTGTAGGGCTAATGATAGCACTAGCGGCCATGGTAACAGGACCACAAGCAGTAGTGGCAGCAGGCGCTGTCGGGCTATTACTGTCTATAGGCGCCGCCGCTCTAATGATCGGAGGCGGAATGGGGCTAGCAGCACTAGGAGTGTCTAAGCTAATTGAATCTTTTGCTGTTTTGTTTGAAGTGTTACCAATAGGACAGTTTGTAATATTTGTAGCAACAATGGCAGCATTTGGTTATGTGTTGGTCGCACTAGGCGTTGCAGCACCTTTGGCAGCGGTGGGCTTAGGAGTGATTGGCGCAGCAATGTTGTATTTAGGACTGGGTCTTTTGATGATACAGCCGACATTAACGGTTTTAACTGAATTTATGGGCAGTATTTCTACTCTTGTTGATAAGGCAACAGAGTTAAGTACAGTTGCTGAACAATTTGAAAGGATAGCTTCAGCGGTGAATAGTATTCCCGAAAATAAGGCTGTCAGCATGTCAGTGGTGATGGCAACCGCAGCTAGGGCTGCGATGGCAGGCCCCCCTGCCGCTGCCGCTGCTGCTGCTGGCGCAGCACCTTCAACAGTGGCTTCAGCTGGTGGCGCAAAAGCTGTTGAAAGGCCATATGAGGTGACAATTAACTTTGATATTGACGGTAATAAAATTTGTGACAAAGTAGTTAAATGTATGGGCGGAGAATGTACTGATGCGCTCTATGGATATTCGAGACAATATTAATATAATAAGGAAACATATAAATGTCAGACTCTGAAAAAAGCGCCGAAGATGTAAGCAAAATTTACGATTATTATAATAGTGACTTTAATGCTTCGAAATATTTTGTAGATAATAAAGTTGTTGTAGGTCCCGCAGAAAAAGTAACTTATTATGTAGATGGATCTGATGCATATGCAAATCTAAATAAATTATTTGTCTCTTTTCAACATGCAGCAACTGGAAAATCTGTTTTCTTTAAAGCTTTTATAACTGCTTTTAATGAAGCATATAGCAGCGATTGGACATCAGAGTCGGTATATGGCCGCGCCGATCCTATTTATATGTTTAAACAAACACAAAGAAAGATCACATTGGCGCTTAAAATCCCTGCCGCATCGGTAAGTGAGGGATACGAAAACTTAGGAAGAATTCAGATGCTGACTCAATTTCTATATCCTAATTATGAAACGATTGCGTCTGCCCAAACAATCTCACAATCACCATTAGTTAGACTAAAAGTAATGAACTTGCTTCGAAATACAAATGATGCGATGACTGACCAAAAAGTATATGGCTCAGATCGGCTTCAAGCAGCTGGACAAGTTGAAACCGATAATCGACTGGCTGATTATGGTAATCTACAAAGATGGCATTCTCATGATGGCCTTTTGGGAGTGATAGAAAATCTTACTGTTAATCACAATTTAGAGGGTGATGATGGGTCATTTGTTGTTGGAAAAGGAACTGTTCTGCCAAAATTTATTGATATTAACTTATCCTTTGCTCCGATTCACGAGCATCCACTAGGTTGGACGAAAGGGACCGATGGAAAATATTATTTTGGAATGCATACAAAGGAGAATGCGGCCGGGGAGTCAGACCCTCACGGAAGATTATTCCCATATGGCGTTAATATAGATGATCCGCTAGAACTATACGGCGAAGCAGACGAAGCGGCTCAGGGTGTAGTTCAACAGGCAATAGAAGACGGCCAAAGTCAAACTGCCGCTCGTGAAGCAAACGAAGCAGTAATTGCTTCTGCAGAAGCTCGATATGCTGGATTGATTGGCACTATGAGACTTAAGAAAGATTTGGAGGCAGGCGAACAGGCGGCCCAGGATTATGCCCAGGAACAGTTCCTGGCAGGGGAATATACTAAAGATGGAGAATATACTAGACAAGGCCAAAAAATAGAAGATGCGTACAACAAAGGAGGGGGTACGAGTAATTAATGCCAACAAGATACGATAAATACAGAATACTAAATAACGCTAGTGAGTATTATGAGCCTCTTCGAAAGTCGAGAGGGCTCAAGAATATACGACATTATGAAACTCCATATTTAGAAAATCCAAGCGTAAGTGCTCGCATGCGCACACCAGCAACGTCTCATATTTGGAAGTATGGCGATAGATTTTATAAGTTAGCCGACCAATATTATAATGATGTTAGATATTGGTGGATCATAGCTTGGTACAATGCAACTCCAACAGAAGCAAATTTAAGAACCGGTGATGTCATTCAAATTCCAATAAATATTGAATCCGCTTTAAAAGCCTTGGGAGAATAACTTATGGCTACTTGTAAAATTACACCTGATAATCTTCAGGCGCCTGATACAATTAAAGATTGGTATAGCGCCAAAGGTGAAGAGCTATGTAAACAAACGGATTGTGCAGGTGTAGGATCCGCTGCAGCTAAAGAAGCTTCTACTGAAATTACAAATCTTTTTGCATCACAGGATCCGGATGGCAAGCTCGCCAAATATCTTTCAGATGCTTTTGCGATAGCAGGAGGCGCCCACAGGGACACCCAGTACCAGGGCGTGGCCACCGCGATGCAAGGCGGCGGTGCAAAGGGCGCCCCCGGAGCGGGTAGCCCTCAAGCTTCAGTCGCAGATTTACCATCAGATAAAAACAATACTCAATTTAATGATTTCCAGGCAGTTTGGGATCAAAATGTGGTAGCTGCTACGCAGGGCTCCAACGGCGAACCGTCGACTGCTGATAGAGATGTAATGCGCGCAGAAGTCTATAAAGACGCCCTTAATGTCTTGATTAATGGAGGTAAAGACGCGGCCGGCTCACAGCTGATGAAGGATCCTACCACAGAAGACGACTGGGACAGTTGGAAAGCTAATATCATTGATCCTGCCCTCACCGCCGCTGGCACACTAGAAACACAAACTGAAGCTACTAATACTTGCTTAGAAGAACTTAAAAATTTAAAAGAGGATTTGGACGCCACAGTTCAGGCAAGAGAAGATTATCTCACTGATCCTGCCCACACGAACAAAACGGGCTGCAAAGATCTTAATCAGGGAGAATCGGGTAAGATTGATACCGAGGCGGAAATTGAAACATGCAACCCAGCGACCCAAACAGAATTAGAACAGCTTCAACAAGCTAAAACCGGCGGTCTTGTTCTTACCGTTGGCCTCGCAGCATCGGCATTTTTTAGAGAACAATGTTTTCTCTTGTCAAATATCTTAGACTTTGCTTACTACAAAAAATATATTTTAGAACCAATGGACCTGAAACCTCTTCCTTATCTTCCTGTTTTTAATCCAATGGATGATTTACCGGCCCGAAACGCGAATGCTTGTTTGCAGATTGATGGAGAATCATATGGATTTGTAAATAAATTAACTCAATCCAAACATCAAAATGTATTTTTTAATATGAGAAATAAAGATATAGCCACGTTGCAGCCTATGATAAAGTTGTTTAAAGTAGATTACAACCCGGAAGGAACTACTGAAAGAGAAATAGAAATGCATTTTGCATCGAACACAACTGGCGATGAGATAAAAAAAGCTTTTGCCAACAAAGGATATAGAGGTGTTGGCGCCGGTATAAAAGACTTTAGTTTTACATATGATGGATCTACGCCATTTGCAGCCAAAAAAAGCATTAAAGCAAAATTAACTATTACTGCTAATAACTTTGATGAATTGTTTATGGATAGAACAGGCCCGAATGGTGAAAGTTATAGATATATTGACTTGGCTTTAAAAACAGGCCAAGGAACAGGAGAAGAAAAGACAGAATTACAAGAAGCCAATTTATCTAAACTAAATTTTAGATTAAAAGCAGTCGTAGGCTGGGCTTATCCAACGGGAAAAGTAGATCATTTTGGAGAATGGGGAATAACAGACGGAGAAGCATATAAAAAAACGGATCTTTTAGATGCCATATATGACTCATTTACAACGTTAAATTTGACACCCACCATCCATGAATTTGACATCGAAGAGACCGGTCGAGTGAACTTTACGATTAACTACCTTGCTTATGTGGATGATTTCTACGATCAACCGACCTTTAATATTTTTTCCGATCAAGAAGCTGCTATGGATTTAATAAAAAGAGATTTAAGATATAAAAACGTTTTAAAAGACCCAGGATGTAAAGCTAGTGACATTAGCGAAATGAAGCAAGAGGAAGGCTATAAAGATATTGTAACTGAAGCAAAAATAAAGAATTTGCGCTCTTTGACAAGGGCGTTGATGAATAAGAAAAAAATTAGGTATCTTACTGTGCCTTTTGCAGAACAAATGTCTTTTCTAGAAAAAGGTCCATTTTTTAATAGATCATCTGGCCTATATACTAGAATTACGAATCAGGCACCTAAAACCGTTGGTGATGCTCTTGCTGATGCGCTTTTGTCCGACGCCACTTCCGCCCTTGGAGATGACCCGTATGCGGATATGTCTCCGCAGGAAAAACATGAAGCAAAAGTTGCAGATGATGCCGAATATGCGGAAGTTGATGGATTGTGTAAGCAGACCGGAGGACTGTTGAGTCCCTGGAGGCCAACGGGATCCCTCGATGACT